TCGTCAGAGGTTAAATCTCTTTCCTCAGTTGTAGCAACATCTTTAATGTTTTCCAACTGAGAAATAATGTCTGATCTTTCCTCCTTTAAAATAATTGATGTTTTCATTTTATAATTTTTTAAATTTATTTTCTCTTTTTTAATTCAATATTTAATGAGATAAGAGAATTTCTCACTAAATTGTTTTCTTTTTCTTCAATAATTTCTTCTTTAGTTTCCTCAACTAAACTTTCTTGATATTCTTTTAATCCTCTTTTTGCAACAACTAAATCAGATTCAGCCATGTTGTAAGCTGGATATGTTACAGGAGAGACGTCGTAAAGCCTATCAATTTTTTTGATTGTTCTAATGTTGTTACCTTCATCATCAGTTGACCAGTCATCTTCTGCAACTGTAAATGCAAATGAGCTTTGTGTGATATCACCACGCTTCATTGAGATAGCTAAATCTTTTCCATAAGATGTTTCTGGCATTTCAAATTCATATTTTAATCCTCTTTCATCAGCTGTTAAATTTAAAGTTCCAGATGTATTTCTTGCAAGAATTAAATTAGGATCATGATTTATTAAAGCTCTAACATCTGATGAATTAATTAGTTCTGGTGTAAATGCTCCTCTTTCTATAAACTCATAAAAGCCACCAAGATTGTTTGATCTTGAATCATAAACACTAGCATGTCCAACAACTAAATCTTTACCATCTTCAGTTGAATCAACTCTTGTTTCTATATTAAAAATTCTTTTTTCCATTTGATTATAATTTTTTAAATTTCTTTCATCTTTTTTTTCCTCTGCAATTATTTCATTTCTTTTTCTTTCACTCCATTTAACAGCCGCATCACCACCCCACAATGCCCAAGCTATTCTACCAGCACTTGGAAAGCCATCCTCATCTGGGCTAAAACCTTCACCTTGTTTATCAACTTCATGCCTTTGTAAGTAACTATACATTCTTGTTACTCTATCAGCTGATAATGAGTTACTGATAATCATATTGGCTGTTTTTAATCCTACCTCAGTTCCACCTCTGCCAAATTCTTCACGCCATTCTTTTCCTTTCTTAGCCTCATCAATCATGCCTTGCGTTGGAGTAAAGTCAATATCACTTATTGCTCTGTAATCACTATTTGCGTCATCAGATTCTTTTTTAGAATCATAAATGCAAGAGCCATTTTCACCCCATTTCCATTTGCCATTGTCGCATTGAATGCTAGGCATCTTCACCAACTTTGTCTATTGTTGTCATATTCATTTGCATAAAATGTTTATCACCACCTTCAATAGAGTTCATATTTTCTTTTTGTCTAACCTCATTTATTGACATATAACCATTTGTAATTGCAGTTTTATATGCCTCAGTTCTTGATTTTACATCACCTCTCAACAATCCATTTACATTAAACTCAACAAATGTTTTACCTAATTCATTTGTTCTAAATAGTTTAAGATTCATCTCAGCTTCAATGCGATTTATATAAGGCATGAGTGTGTAAGTTAAGAACTCTTGAGATTGCATTTCAATATTGTTAAAACTTGATTTACTTAAATCTTTCAACATATGTGGGGGCACGTTAAATATTCTTGCCACTTCTTCAATACTAAATTGTCTTGAACTTAAAAACTGTGCTTGTTCTGGACTTATTGAAATTGGCTTAAATGTTAATCCTTCCTCTAATACAATAGTTGAATTACTATTTTTTAGTTTACCATAGTTATTGTTAAAGCTTGTTTTTAATCTTTGTAAAGCTGTATCACTTAAAGCTCTATCTGTTTGCAATATTGAACTTGGTTTTGCGCCATTTGAAAAAAATGTCGAACCAAATTGTTCTAAACTTTCTGACCATTTTAAAGCTTTAGCACATTGATCAATAGGACTTATTCCAGTAAAACCATCATCAGTTATTGTTTTAAAATGTAAAACATCTGCAGAATCAAGCACACCGCTTTCTGTTTGATAATATAATTGATTATCATTTATAACAACATTTACAATTTCCGGATCTAAACATATTAATTCAACTGGAGTTCCTGAATTATTTCTTACAATTTTAACATATGCGTTTCCTTCTGTACAAATGCTAAGCATAATAAACTCAAAAAAAGTTATTTTATTTTGATAATAATTTGGCTTGAATTTTACAAGTTTATAAATTGGGCTTTTTGTGTCCTCTAATTTATCACCATTTTTTTGTTTTGTATAAACAGAAATAGGTAGTGATGAAACTGATTCTGCAAGTAATCTAATTGCACACCAAACCGCAGTAAGCGTTAAGGCTTTGTCAGTATCAAAAACATTAGCATCTGGAAAAATTGTGTTAAGAGATAAATCTCTTTTTTGAGTTTTAGGAGGAATGAATACGTTTGTAATTCTTTCGAGTAAAGTCAATGTGAAATTATTATTTTCACAATAATACAATACAATTCATTTTTAAAAAAACAAACTAAAGATTATTTTTTAACATTTTATAAAACCAAAATATCTCTTTCATCATAAACGCTATCACTACTCTCAGTTGTTAAATGACAGCCTAAAGCCATGACTAATGCAATTATTGGATCAACCTTTTCTTTTGATTTATTTTTTGCAATCTTAATATTTCCAGCTGGGTCCTCTTGCAAAGCAACATTACTCATGCACCAATTAATACATGGATTGTTATTGTGAATAATATTTTTTGCTAATATCTCAGCCTCTAAAGTTTTAGTTGGCATTGACATTGATACAAATCCTTGACCAAAAGGGTCCATGTTAGCACCATCATTTTGCAAATCAATTACTAACTGACTAGCATTCCATCTATCGTAACATATGCTTTGAATCCTATATTTTTTTGATAACTCATTTATCTTTGCTCTTATAAAATTATAATCAGCAACATCACCAGCTGTTCCATAAACATGCCTATCTCTTAGCCATGCAACATAATCAACCCCATCTCTTTCACTTCTTTTCTTTGCATTTTCTTCTGGGATAAATATGTATGGAATAAAAACAAACTTTCCATCAACATTAAATAGTAAAACAAATGCTGTCAAGTCCCTTGTTGATGCTAAGTCAAGACCACCCCAACATTCTTTTCCCTCTAAAATACTATAATTAAAATCTTGATGACATGCATTCCACTCACCAGATGTAAGCCATGCACTATGTGAATCAGTCCATTGATTTAACATTAAACGCCTAAATGTATTTTGATATGATGGAACGTCAATTGCCCTTTGGCTTTCTCTTTGCATATATTCTTTTTTTAAACTAATCCCATAATTTGGATTTGCTTTTTTCCATGTTGATTCTAATGTTATGTCATCATCATTATCTGATTCATATATAACAGAATAAAAACTTTCATCTTTTATAGTTCCTTCTAAAACTTTTTTTGCGTAAGAATATATTTCATAACATATAGATTGCTTGTCATAACCAGCTGTTGTTATTGCAATTGTTAATGGCTGTCTTCTTGATCCAGTTGATGTCGTCAAGGTATCAAAAAGTGAACGATTAGGCTGTGTGTGTAATTCGTCAAAAATTATGCAGTTAGCATTAAAGCCATGTTTTGTTTTAGAATCTGAACTTATAGCTTGATAAAAATTTCCCTTTGATTCATTAACAATAGAATTTCTATATGCTTTGCCTCTTTGAGAAAGTTCTGGATTTTGCAAAATCATTCCTTTAGCTATTTCAAAAACAATACCAGCTTGACTTCTATCACCAGCTGCACTATAAATTTCACTACCTCTTTCTTCGTCAGCGTATAGCATATAAAGACCAATGGCTGCACATAAAGTTGACTTGCCATTTTTTCTTGGCACTTCAATAAATACAGTTCTATATTTTCTTAGATTTGTTTCTTTATTTTTCCAACCAAATATATCACCAACAATTTTACTTTGCCATTTCTCTAATTTTAATGGCTGACCAGTAAGCTCACCCTTTGTATGTGTTACAAAAGTTTCAATAAAACCAATGGCTTTTTCTGCGGCTTTTTTATCAAAGTAATATTTACTCAAAGTAATTATTTATTTGTGTATTGTTATTAGTAACTGGAACAGAAATGTTTGCTCTAGCACTTGGAGTAATTCCAAAATTAGATGCAAGTTTTAATGCATTATTTAAAGCATCATTTTTCATTTTAACAAATGGCTTTGCTTGAGTTCTAATTATATCACCATTAGTATTTTTGAAAACATCAACCCTTCCATTTTTTCTTAGTTCCATTTCGCATTCAATGTAAAGAGCCATCTCATTGCAATAACTTTCAATCAATCTCAAATCAATATTGTGCAACATTTTTAAGTTAAATAATTGAGATGTTATTTTATACCATTCTTGCACACCTATTTCTGATAGTAATTCTGGAGGCTCTGGCAGTTGCAAAACAAGATCAGCTGTCATTTCATTTTCAACTAATCTATCAGCTCTTGCAGTTCCTTGCATTTCTTTTAAAACAGTTGGAGTTTTTTTTCTGCCTCTAGCCATTATTTTTTAGTTAGTGTTGGCTCAGTTCTAATTAAATAAGGCACACCAAATTCCTTTTCAACTTCAATCATGTATTCACCACATTCACATTGTGCCTCTCTTGTTCTAACTTTTCCATCACAAATTTCAAGCGTTGCTTTTTCTAAATTTTTTTTTGCGTTACAATTTTTACAATAATATTTAAACATAGTTTTTTGGTTTTAGTTTGAACTTAAACTGATATTGATACCTAAACATTTAATTTTGACATCGATATCGATAAAC